CCCATCTAATATTCTATTAGCACTCGAGAACACTCGTTTACTATCATCTGCAACTTTGACCCAACGATTGCCTGATTTCTTAAATATCCTGCTAGGATTAAAATCTGTCCTTAAGAAATAATCGCCATCAACTGCGGCTAATGGAAATGTTATACCACTACCTAATAATGTTGCACCATTTGGAGCACCTTCGATAGTTCCAATAAATGGTTTGCCCTTGGCATTTTCATCTACAAATAAATGAGCACCGGCGGCATAGTATGGATCATGTGGTACATTATTTTCTGCTTGTTGCACAATAGCATCTGAAATATCAATTTCATCCTTATATGTACTAATAATATTTCGTAAATCGTCTTCTTCGTCGCCATAGCCAATAATATCTCTGTATTCTTGACTGTCGCTTATTGGGCCTAACTTACATCTCCACATATGAGGCCACCAATTAGGATCAAATCCTTCGGAAGGCCTACTTGCATCTGTGATTACATAAAATCTGTTTATAGCATATTTGCGATCATCTAGTAATAAGTCATCTCTCAAATGAGGCAACTCAATAACATCGCCTGCCATAAGTTTTCTGCCTAGTGTAGATACCATTGTTTCAATATGAAAGTTCATAAACAATGTATCATTTTGTAGAAACATACCAAATTGTGTCAAATCAAAGTCTGAATCACTTACAGTATATGTTCCTCTTAGTTCATATATGTTATCATCATACTTTCTGTCTCTGTTTTCTAAAAACAGCACATCTTGTATAAATGTTTCACCAGTTTTTTGATTACCGTCTGAATCGTAACTATTATCTTGTTGTGGTTGTGTAAAATCATTAGTGTCACCTTGATCGTGTACACCTAAGTATTTGTGAATATTTACGCCAGTGCCTCCGGCATAAATATTTTCCGCCACAATACCATCAACAAACTTATAGTCGTTACGTTTTACTGGATTCCATAAACTAATTTTAGGCATAACACTATTTATCAGATTGACAAAGGTTTAATTTTTTGCTATTATAAGAACATGGAAATTGCAGAATACATTATATTTGGCTTTTGTATATTAGGTGTAGGTTACACTTCATACAATATTGGTTACAAAGAAGGCATAGACACAGGTATCAAACTTGGTGCTGGATTTATGTTTGAGAAGTTCTGGGCGTTGGGTAAACCACGCAAAAGAGACCCTCAAATAAGATACGTCGAAATGACAAAAGACGAGATTATACTATAATATATCTTTATTTGACACCTTTTTTGCCAAAAAAATTATATATAGTTTTTAAAATGAGTAATTATTGGTATGGCTAGACAGAAAAAACAGCGATCAGTGTATATTACTACAGAGCCCGATTGGAAGACTCTGAAGTTAATCACAGACCCAGAAGAGCAAAAAACTGCATTTCGCAGTTGCGAATACTTTGCTAGAACAGAAGTTAGTAAAACTAAAGGATTGCCTATTGTCAAAAGTTGGATAAAAGATCATACAGGATGGTCGCCAGAAGATGTAAAAATTATTTTAGCAAATCCAGACTGGACTTTTAGTTCTTGCATAAGCACAATTTTTGTATGGCACAAACTAGGATACATGCCAGACCATTTACGTGAACATTACGAAAAACGCAAAAATGAAGAGTGGATACCACGTGGCAAAAAGGCTCTAGCAGAAAAGATTGAAAAAGTCGAAGCAAAATTAGCCAAGCCTGTTATAAGCATTCAAGATAGAATGAAGGATCAAGTATCTGACTTATGTGCTGAATTTGAATATTTTATAGATCAATTTGTAGACGGTACTAAAACACTTAAACAATTTGACCCATATAAAATGATGATAGCATACCAACCTGAAATAAAAGGACCACATGCTAAAATTGTTAAAGAAGAATTTGAAGCACAATACGAAGAAGCAAAATTAGTAGTTGAGTGGCAAGACGAAGACATTAAAGAAGGCTACAGTCACTTCGATGCTAAAATGCGTAAGACCTTCTTACAAGTGTTTGAAAAGATTAATACTGCTTGTGATACTATTGTGGCAACAAAAGCCACTACACGCAAGGCTCGTAAGCCTAAGGCACGGTCTAAAGAGTCTATCGTGAAGAAATTAAAGTATGCTGTAAACTTTCCTGAACTAGGACTAGCAAGTTTACATCCTACTGATGTTGTATATGCCAATGAAGTTTGGGTGTACAATACTAAAACTAGAAAGATAGGTGTGTATAAAGCAAAGAATGTTGATCCTAAGAACTTAGCAAGGCCTGGAACTGGCATAATGGTTAAAGGAACAACACTACAAGACTTTGATGAAGAAACCAGTGTACAAAAAACATTAAGAAAGCCGGCAGACATGATTAAAAACTTTGATGGCGGCAAATTAAAATGTAAGAAATCTTTTGAAGAACTTACTACAACACCTACAAAACTTAATGGTAGATTCAACGAGCACACTATAATACTTCGTTCTTTTTGATAAATAGTTTACATGAGTGCGATAGAAACCCCTAGAGATAAACTTATCACTGAACTAAAGTTACGTCTTGGTGACGGCATGATAGATGTGGAGTTAGATCCAGAACACTATAACTTAGCCATAGACAGAGCAATTCAAACATTTCGCAGTAGAAGAAAGTTATGCTTTCCTACAAACACAACCAGACGTACAAGAGTACACCTTACCAAGCGAAGTACTAAACATAAGAAGAGTTTATCGTAGAGGTGTCGGCGGAGGCAACATAGGTACAGGTACTAACTTTGATCCTTTTGATGTTGCTTTTCAAAACACTTATCTTATTAATGCTGGAGTTGTTGGCGGATTAGCAAACTATGATGCATTTACTCAATACAAAGAAACACTAAACAGAATCTTTGGCGGCGAGTACAACTTTACATTTAACACCAATACCAAAGTACTAAAATTACTTAGAAGAATATCAATTACAGAAGATATTATGATACAGGTATCTAATTTAGTACCCGAACAAAGTTTATTACAAAATGAATATACAAGACCGTGGATGGCCGACTGGGCACTAGCAGAATCAAAAATGATGCTCGGCGAAGCAAGAAGTAAATACGCATCAGGCTTACCAGGACCAGGTGGTGCTGTACAGTTAAATGGCGAGGCTTTAAAGCAAGAGGCCGCTTCTGACAAGGAAAGATTAATACAATCAATAATTAATATGGAAGAAGGAAACTCGCACTACGGCTTTATTATTGGATAAATGAACACAATCGGATTACTAGGAAACATTGGATCAGGTAAAAACACCGTAGCAAAATATTTAGCAACCAAAGGTTGCGTACCAACTTCATTCGCAGGACCCTTAAAAGATTTATGTGCCCATGTTTTTGGTTGGGATAGACACATGTTGGAAGGCGAAACTGACAAAAGCAGAGATTTTAGAGAAAGTGTAGATCTTTATTGGAGTAAAAAATTAAGCATACCTAACTTTACACCACGCCTAGCATTACAATTAATCGGCACAGATGTAATGCGTAATCATTTCAATCAAGATATATGGTTAAGCAGTTTAGAATACAGAGTAAAAAAACTTCACAATCAAAACGAATGTGTTGTAATTAGTGACTGTAGATTTAGAAATGAAGTGGATTTAATTAACAGAGTTGGTGGTATAACAATACTTGTACAACGAGATGAAAGACCCGAATGGTATGACATTGCTCTAAAAGCCAACGAAGGTGACGCAGTAGCAAGACACATTATGAATAGAGATTTCAAAGATGTTCATACCAGCGAATGGGACTGGATAGGTTGTAAAATCGACTATACTATAGAAAATAATAGCACACTTGAAGACCTATATGCTAATGTAGATAAGATCATAGAAAAACTACCACAAAAGCCAGAAATATTCCATGATACTGGACTAGAAATAGTCTGAGATATATTTATCATTTCGAGCAGATTTTTGAGATTTGCTCTTTCTATAATACCGCAAATAAACAAAATTTTAATAAATACTAGTAACCAAATAAGGTATAATAGGAGAATATTATGGCAACATTAGTATCACCTGGTGTAGATATCACCGTATCAGACGAAAGTTTTTATAGTCCTGGTGGACCTGGTACAGTACCTTTGATAATAATTGCAACACATCAAGATAAATTAAATCCAGATGGTAGCGGCATTGCCGGTTTCACTAAACAAGCAGAAGCAAATGAAGTGAAATTAATTACAAGTCAAAGAGAACTTCTACAACAGTTTGGAAACCCTGTTTTTTATAGCAGTGGCGGAACACCTTCACATGGTAATGAACTTAACGAGTATGGCTTACTAGCGGCTCATAGTTTCTTGGGATTGGCTTCTAGAGCATACGTTCTTAGAGCAGATGTTGATCTTAATGAACTTAAACCACTATCAAGTGCTCCTTCAATTGCTCCAGCAGATGGAACAGTTTGGCTAGATAGTTCAGCAACTAAGTGGGGTATTTTCAAATACAACACATCTTCAAGTAAATATGAAGAATTCGCATCACCTTACATCTTCAAGAAAGACGATGTATCAAGTGGTGGAGCACCAAAGAATTCAGTCGGTAAAGACGGCGATATAGCAGTTTTAGGTGTTGACAGTAGCGGTAATGCTACAGCAAACATATCATATCACTACAAGTATTCAAGTGTATGGTATGACATGAGCACAGACGCAACAGCATTCACAAATGTTGTTGGAAAAGATTTCCAAGTCTGTACACACTTGAACAGACCAGTATTACAAGCAGATAGCGGCGCATTAGCAAATGGCGACCTTATTGTCCAGACAACATCACTAGCAAGTGGTCTTAATTATGGCGTTAAAGTATATAACGCATCTACAAAGTCATGGGTAAGTAAGTCAGCAAAGGCTTATGCCAACACAGCGGCGGCCTACTCAGCAGTAAGCAGTCCAGCAAGTGGCGACTTGTTTGTAGAATACGATCCAGACAATGATGATGCTCACATTAATGGTAAATTTAACATTAAGAGACATAATGGATCATCAAGTTTACAAGTACAAGGTAGTTCCGCATTAGGAAATACTGATGTATCACCTCACAGTGGTTTAGTTAGTTTAGTATTCAACTTAAACCAAGGTTCAAATGTAAACGTAACATTTACAACTGAAACAGATAACGGTAACGCAAGTGTCGATGACATGGTTCTCGACATTAACTCAGCATTAAGTAGTGCTGGTGCTTCAGACGTTACTGCTTCAAACGTAAGTGGTAAATTAACAATTATCGACTCAAAAGGTAGAGATATCAGAGTCAGAGCAGGTACAGTTAGTGGCTTTGGCCCAAGTAATGTAAACATTACAGCAGGTACATACAGTAACTGGAAACCAGCACAGTCAGTAAGTTCTGTAAATTATAGTTTTGGCGACAACGCACCAGTAGGTGACTTAGTTGACGGCACACTATGGTATGATGACAGAGCATCTGTTGACATGTGGTATAACAAAAATGTTGCTGGTACTCAAACCTGGACAAAATACTCAGATGATTACGATGTAAACGTATCAGCAAGTGAGCCAACATTACAAAGTGACGGTGGCGCATTAGTTGATGGCGACCTTTGGATCGATTCAGATGATTTAGAAAACTATCCTTTGATTTACAAAAGAAAATCAAGTGCTTGGGTACTTATCGACAATGGCGATCAAGTAACTAGCGATGGTATTATCTTTGTAGACTTAGGACCTAGTACTGCTACAAACCAAGCAGGTTTAGACAGTGATGCTCCAGCGGCAAATACTGTTCCTAACAACATTTAAGCATGGAACAAAAGAGGTTCAGGTAAAAATGTTAAGCAGTACAAAGTAAATTATACAACAAGTGGTGTTAACCACGGAAATGTATGGGTTGACTACTCAGGAAACAAAGTAGA